CAGACCGAACTTGGCCTCCTTGTGCCATTACAAATTCAGTAAACAAAAAAGCACTTTGCCCATCCTTCCATTGTCCGGGAGTGCGAAGTGTGCCTGTTTCGACAATGGAAAAATCATGTTGTTTCTTATTCAATAACAATCTAAACATTATGTCAAATCCAATGTCTCTTTTGTACATGCCACTGGCCAGGATGCCTGCATTTTCCAACGGATCAGGATTTAGCAATGGATAATATTTGTTTCTGTAATAGTTTAGCCAAGATTGATTCATCAATTATTTACTTTCAGTTAGTGCAAGTTCAATTCGCGTTAGCCAGGTGCCTGTACGCAATTCATCGAGAGTATATTCACTGTGACAAATTTGTCTAAGCCACAGTTCTCTATCCGTTTCATAAGGGTGTTCAATGTCACTGAATCCAACTGCCACAGGATACGCCAAACTGGTTGATTCTACCACTGGACGTACTCCTGCAATGGCTGCTTGTATACCTGGTCCAGAATTGTAGTTTACCACAGCATGACAATCAAAATGCATGTCATAACTGTCGTATGTGTTAGCTAGTCTTTGCGGAGACTCTATGCTCACACCAGATGGTAAGTTGCCTAACATCAGTCTACAGCGTGGATGCGGGCGTATGGTAATGGGTCGGTCTGTGTTGTTTCTAAGAATACCAATTGTGTTGTTGACCCAGTCAGTCATATTGACGCCAGCAACCTGAAGACTGCGATCATGTTGTGCAGCAATGACGATGTTGGGTTTGGAACTGAGTTGTGTGGCCAGGCTGATTTTTAGTTTGGCAGGTCGATCCCAATCCAAATTGTCCAGGTGCCCATAGTAACCTTGTGAGGTAATGTTGTTTACTGCAATCTTCCAGGTGTTGCCGCGATATAGCGCACCTATTTCAATTATCACAACTGGCTTGCCTTGCAATCTATAGTGCTTGTATACCTCTTGGTTAGGTGCCATGCGGCCCGCCCACAACACTGACCAAATCACAGCCGCGTCAGCAGTCATTGAATTTTCCTGTGTTTGGATACCACGGGCTTGAAAGTAATCTAGCACTGCTGACATTACAGGTCTGCTATTTTGAGCACACTGAGAAGGAAAATAGGCTACGTTATTGATCATAAGTATGTGAGATGAAATACACTGTATGTACCACTTTCAATGCTGACGGTTACACAAAGTACGGCCAACGCATGATCCAAACATTCTTGCAAACATGGCCAGTTGATCTAGTTGTGTACGCAGAAGGATGTGGTATAAAAGAAACTGCACCCAATCTCTTAGTTCATGACATCTCGGTAGTAACGGAACTTGCTGCATTTAAACAACAGTGGATGGGAGTAGCCAAGGCCAACGGAGATGTTGGAGCAGATCCTGTGCGAGCAAAACGCAAAGATGCCGGCAAAGGATTCAAATGGGACGCTGTGCGTTTTGCTCACAAAGTTTACAGCATTTTTCATTGTGCTAAACATACCAATACTGATTGGTTGATTTGGATGGATGCAGACACAGTGTGTCATAGTTCTATTAATGTAGATGAGTTAGATAGATTGTGTCCTGACAACAAAGATCTTTGTTTTTTAGGGCGGCGTGGCAAATATACCGAATGTGGATTGTATGCTATGAATTTGTGCAGCCAACGCACAAGGGATTTTTTAACACAGTTTCAACAATACTATGACAACGCCGAACAAGGTATTTTTACCCTGGCAGAATGGCATGACTCGTTTGTATTTGATGCAGTAAGAAAACATTTGCCATTACAAGAGCTTGATTGGTCAAGCCATTTGATCACAGGTGAAGGTCATCCCCTAATCAATTCAGACTGGGGCGCATACTTAGATCACCTTAAAGGTGCTCGCAAATCTACAGGACGCAGTCCTGCTACAGACCTAAAAGTCCGACGAACTGAAACATACTGGCAATGAACTGGATATTTCTCAACAAGAAAAACTCTGACGAGTACATAGAAATGTTTGCTCGCGGCTGCGGCACAAACCCCACTGAGTTAGAAACATGGCAGTACGAAGATAGTGACGCTCCGTTGGTTGTACGAGGTATCATGAAGCACAAGATTATCAAGCAATGCTGGGCAGACTCTAGACCATTTTGGTACATGGATTCTGGGTACCTTGGCAATCGCAAGTATGTTAACAATCCACGTGGTGATAAAGTGTGGCATAGGATTGTGCCAAACAATTTGCAACACGGCACAGTAATCTCTCGGCCGCCGGACCGTTGGTGGAGACTGAACATGAGTCCTGTAGCACCCTCAAAGAGTGGTCGCAAAATACTAATTGCTGCACCTGACGAAAAGCCGTGTATTTTTTATGATATCAATTTGGATGATTGGTTGCAGACCACTGTGGAAACTATAAAACAACACACTGATCGCCCTATAGAAGTAAGACAACGAGATCCAAACCGGCAAACACGAGTGGCCAACAGTATGGAATCCGCACTAACAGATGTGCATGCCGTGGTCACATTTAATTCAATAGCAGCCACAGAAAGTGTCATGGCCGGTGTGCCTGTATTTGTACTGGCACCATGCAATGCTGCCTTGCCAGTAAGCAACACAGATTTATCCAAGATAGAGTCTCCGTGGTATCCGGACAGAGATTTCTTAGAGATGTGGTTGCGACATCTTGCATACTGTCAGTTTTCCAATCAAGAACTAGCAGACGGGACAGCGTTAAGAATACTAAAGGACACATATAATGCGTGAAGATTACGGATGGTACTTTCCAGACTTTGAAACACATTTTCCCAAAATGATAGGTAAAAGCATTGGCCAAGGTGGGCCAGCAGAATATCAACTTCCAGTTCGTCGGCGTAGCATTGAATTGTGTGCCAAACGAGGGACTGCACTGGATGTTGGTGCTAACGTGGGATTATGGAGTCGTGATTTGACCAAACACTTTGCCCGAGTTGTTGCGTTCGAGCCTGTGGCTATCTTTAGAGAGTGCTTGGAACAAAATGTGTCCGGAGCTAACTTTGTTGTTAGTCCATTGGCACTAGGAGATCAAGACACTCAAGCCACTATGATTATCACCGAAGGCAATACAGGACACAGTCATTTGGATCCTACCAAAATGGGCACCGGCGATGTTCAAGTTGTTCGACTAGACAATCTAAACATGACTGATGTAGACTATATAAAAATAGACTGTGAAGGCTACGAATACAGAGTGTTGCAAGGTGCCGAACAAACTATAAAACGCTGTCGCCCTGTTGTGGTAGTGGAACAAAAACCACACGATGCCTACAGCAACCAATACACTCAACACGCCGCTGTAGAGTTGTTACAGGGTTGGGGACTAGTACGGTTAGATCAAGTTAAAGATGATTGGATTATGGGATGGCGTTAATAAACAAAGATTATCAAACTCAATTACTTCGCATGCACAATGCAGGTAAATTTAACAACGGTGCCAAAGCATACGAAGTTGTCAAAGATTTTTTAGAACAACACAATCCTATCAGTGTGTTAGATTTTGGGTGCGGGCAAGGCGGGCTGATTGCCACTATAGATCAATTGCACCCAAACATTGAACTGACAGGATACGATCCAGGCAATCCTATGTTTGAATCCTTGCCCGACAGAACATTTGATGCTGTTGTTAGCACTGATGCACTAGAACATATTGAACCAAAATTCTTAATAGGCACGCTGGCAACCATTGGCAACCTAATGGAACGTTGTGGTTGTTTTAGAATTGCTTGCTACCCTGCAAAGAAAAATTTGCCCGATGGCCGCAATGCTCACTTGATTGTAGAGTCGCCAGACTGGTGGCGTGAACAATTACTCACACATATGAAAATTAAAATTGCAAAAGAATTTGTATCTGTTGTGGATAAAACACACAAGTGGTCCTGGGTTAAAGGCTACAACTATGACGTTGTGGTTTACAAGTAAGGCAAGAAGTGCTGATAGATTTTTCCACTTGCACCATCAGCATCACTCCAATGCGCAGTTGCTAGGTCATTAATCCATTGAGTTTTATCAAATGTTCTGGGTTGTTCAATCGTTGAAACATCGTGCTGTGCCACTTTCCATGTGACTGCACTAGGATCGTCTACAAACACAGGTACTCCTTCAAGTGCGGCTGCTACACTTGCTGAACTGTTAAAAAACACTGCGGAATGTGCTGATTTTAAATTGTCTATTAATTTAGATTTTTCAGGATGTATTACACTTACCTGTTGTTTCATGTATAATTTGGTGTGAAATTGCAAAAACTCTTTCATGTCAAATTTTCCTGGATGTGGACGTATCACAATAGGGCGGGCAGTGTACTGCCGTATTTCAGTTATTTTATCTATTAGCCATGCCATTGGGCTTAATGTTTTCATTGCAAATCCGCCATCACGTTGCATGCATATCAAAATATATGTGCCATCTGGCTTGAGAGGCTGTAAGCTAACGCCCAATGTTTGTTGTATTTCGTTCCATTTTGCAGAAGAACTATTTTTATTGGCATATTCAGCACGGTCATAAAAAGGACCGCCAAGACTATAACGCAAATATGTTCCACTGTCATCAAGGTACTTGAAGCAACTGGCATCAATGCACATGGTTTTGTATCCACGAGTTTTTTGACTGGCAATGATTTCTTTGCGTAAAACAACATTACGACCACCAGTTGTGTCAGGTGTGGCCCATCCTAGTATAACTGCCAATTTGGCAGGTTGATACCTGTACTCTCGTTGAACTACTAAAGATGCACCAAGTGTTTTTACACCTTGTGCAAAGTTTTCAAGACAAGCCACTTTTCTTGGATGCTTGTATGCATTGGCCACACTGGAGATGTAGACTGCTACATCAGTTGTCATTGAGAATTCCCCAGGCTGTACCATCTCTCATTTCTGGTTCCGTGAATTGACAATAACTTATGTGGCGAGCCCATGCCTCAACTTCGTCCATGGTGGGTATTTTTAGATTTTCAATTTCAGCTACTGATTGACTGCACAGTGGTGCAGCAGCATTTGGACCTAGTGTAATAGCAGGTTTGCCACAAAGTATTGCTTCGCCTGCTGCAATGCTAGAAAATGTAACCAAACAAAATATATCATTTAGTAACGCTGATTCCATGGTATCACTATTTTGTCGAATACTACGACTTTGTTTGAGTCTTACTACTATTTCTCTATCAGTATGTACACCAATCTGATTTATAGTGGCTTCTAACCAATTGTCAAGATTGATGTTGTATAAATTTAATAGTTTTTGGCTAGGCGGTGCTAATAATATTTTGCTACCAACAGTGTTAAACCTTTTAAATTTAACACCAGTTGCTGCCAATCGATCACCTGGCCGATCAATTATAGTGCCAAAATTTTGCACATCGTTTTTGGTCACACGATGAAATGTTTTTTTCTTTCCATTACCAAAGTATCCAGTATCAATGTAATAAAAGTCTCTGCCCGCAGCGCGACAGCTTTCCATTTGTTTGCGCTTGGTAATTCCACGCAATACTACCGGAGTCATATTGAGTTCTTCTTTCGCCCAGTTGCTAATTCTCCCCCCAGCTCCTTGAACAAAACTTTGCAGTATTGGATCGTACATGTGTCCTTTTTCCTTATACTTGGTTTCGTTAGGATCCATAGCAATTGCTACAACTGTATGTTTTTCAAGATCACGCACACTTTGTGTTATAGTTTCAAATGTGATACCGTAATACACACCTTCGGGATCCACACGATATTTCAATATATCTTTAAATAGTTCTCGAATCTCCGGGACTGCCTGGTCCAACACATGCGGATCAGGCGGCGCTGGTGGCAAGGGTGGAATATATGTTGATTCATCTTCAAGTTCCCAATCTGTCATTCAGGCAACCTTTGTTGACAATAATCAGTGAGCATGCGTTCTCGATGCCACTCGTTGCCTTGTGGCGTATCGGCAAACTCGTGAAAGCATGGAGTGCCCAAGGTATAGTGTAAGAGCTTGGCGTCGGGGTTTGGCCCGTATTCATCGGGCAACCAATTCCATTCTGGTGGTAGTTCACCAATACGTTCATCGAGTAACCATGAGAAGCGATGCAATTCGGCACCTGTAGCTTTTTGCACAAATTCAGGTGTGAGGCGTCTATTGGGATGACTGTTGCAATTCCATAAGATCACACTCGACCAGTTCTTGCGTGGATAATCTTCGTTCTTGGCACCAAGATACTTTTCAGTCCGGCATGTTTTGTAATCGTGTTTGACTACCATGACATCTTTGTCAAGTTGGCGCAAATTCCAAAGTTCCACAATGTCTCCGCGCACAATCATGTCGCCGTCAATGAATATTGCCCATCCATCGTGTTGCATGAGATACGGTACAAGGAATCGAGTATAGATAAAGTGATTGCTGCCATCAGTATGTGTTTCGCTATATTCTCGAAACAAGTTTAGTGCCACAGGCACAATGGCCACAGGTTGGCTGCTGTTGCGGATAATTGAATTTACACAGGTATGATATGCAATGGCTTCACGTGGATCATATCCTACAAAAATTGGAATTGGTTTCATTTGCGTTCAATATCCTCTTCCACACAATCTTCCCCGAACTGTATTTCAATCAGTCGGAGTGGTCTATCTGTTTCGTTGCAAAGTTGATGCCATTCGTTGCGATGAATCCAGCAGGCTTCATGTACGGTCATGTGATCTTTTAAATCTCTATCTGTACTGGAATCTAATGTGTACACTGTGGCTTCACCTTCAGCCACAAACCAAAACTCTGCTCGCTTGTCATGTCGTTGCATGCTAAGACAAGTTTTAGGTGCAACCGTGAGTTCTTTGAGTTTGGTGTTGCTGCCAACTTCGTGCAACACACGATAGTATCCCCAGGCTCGTTGAGTCTTGGGCTTTTTCCAATCTTCAAGAATCCACGAACTGGAATTCTTTTTATCTTCGCCACCTACACCAAACACAAACTCCACATCGTCAAACACCATTTCTGGAATGTTGTCTCGGGTGCGATCACCACCGTTGGCAAAGATAATGTGTGCCTCTGGATATAATTCTTTAACTTTACGGATAGCATCTACTGCACTACCGTCTAGATCGTTAAACTTTACTGTAGCATCTACAGGATCAAGATTAGCAACAATAGTGTTTCGTTCTGTCCAGGGCATAAAAGGTCGACCCTTTTTACGGATCAACCATTCATCTGAGTTAATTCCAACTATTAACTCATCACCTAAAGTTTTGGCAGCTTTGAAATATTCAATGTGCCCGGAGTGCAGCGGGTCAAAGCCCCCTGTTACAAGTACGATTTTCATACTGTTATGTATGATTGCAATTACAAGTGTATTGAAAAATACCAGTAGGCAATCCAACTTGCAACTAGAACAATCAACATTACAAGTTGTATTTCTTCTAACTCATTTTGCCACGCCAGCTCTTCAGGAGTTAATTGGCTGCGAGACTGCTGCCATCGCAATTCAAGTTGTTCTTGTTGGCTTACCGCTTGTTGAGTTTTTTGCTCAAACTGCTCTTGCTTCATACCTGTATGTCTTCCATACCAGCAGTTCTTAGGCGCACAATGTGGCCCATTTGCCACTGCTTGGTATCCAGGCCCTTCATGATGCCCAGCCAACGATTGCGTAGGTATGCTACTTCGTTGATTATGGTTTCGTAATCAATAACTTCATCTTCACCATCCACATACTTTTCAGCATCTCGACTGGTAAGCGCACGGGCATATCCTTCCAGGTACTTTTGAAAGTGCTTTCTACGTATTTTGCGCAGTTGAATATTGAGATAGTTCAACACAGCTTCAATCTCTTGAAGCTGGTTGTATCTAAACTCAGTAATACCCGGGAGTGCTGTTATGTTTTTTTCTACTAAACCAGCGATGCGGCAGTCTTTTTTAGCATCATCTATTTCGCGCTCGTAGTGTGCTATAAAGTCTGGAATAGCACCAAGACTGGCAACTACTCGACTATACCACATCAGTTTTCCCAGTCGTCGGCGTTGTAATCCTCTTCTTCAGGATCCTCTTCTTCGTCTTCTGAGTAATCTTTGTCGTTGTCAAGGTATGCAGTAAGTGCTCGTTTAATATCACTATCGCCTTTGAAAGCGTTGCGGATATCCTCAACATCACTGTCATTGTCCATTAAAATTTGAACCACAGTCTCTGCAGCCTCCTGGCGGTCAACGGTGTTAACAAATCGCTTGAGTTCGCCCCAAATTTCTGCTGCTATTGCTTCGCTCATTCTGCTTCCTCCTCACCGGTACTTACCTCTTCCTTGATATTTCCAAAGTCTTTCATCACGGTGTCAAGGCAGTTGTCATCATTGCGTTCCCATCCTTTGCGGAACTTCTTGATAATTTCACCATGACTGGTAGTAAACACCAAGCTGTTGCCTTCTTTTTTCAGCAGGCCTTTTTTCTCAATCAAGTCAGTAAGACCTGAGTAAGGACTCATGCCTGTTGTGTAAGGAATTTTAACTTGCACACCTTCAAAGGGTTTGGCATAGCGTGTTTTCATTACTTTACAGCCTGCACGGATACCCATCACGTCAGTGATCTTGTTGCCGTCCTCGTCCTCTTTCAGCTTCATCTTCTTCATGGCCACAACAATTGAGCTGGCGTAAATGAAACCTTGACCGCCGGAGATTTTATCATCAGGGTCAAACATATCCTGGCTTGCGTATGTGTGGTTGGTACAAACCAAGCCCACATTGTATGAACCAAACATGTTCACACAGTTACGCACCAAGGCGGTGAGAGCTTTGGGTTTACGTCCTAGATCACCCTTCATTTCGCCTGCATCAAACTGGTTCACATCAGTGGGTGTTAGTAACATGCCCAGGGAGTCAATCACAAACATAACCTTGGGACGCTCGCCATCTGGCAAGGCCTTGTAGTCACTCATGAATGTGGAGATAGTTTTGGCCACATCATCAATCATGGCCATGCTTAATTTGAGCAACTTGCTGTCACTTGTGTCAACGCCAAGTGCCTTGAGCCAATCTTCGTCTAGTGCATTCTCACTATCAATCAGCACCACAAAGATGCCTTGCTCTTGTGCGTTCTTCACGATGTTGCCTGAGCAGATATAACTTTTACCTGCGCCGGAGTCTCCGGCAAACACAGTGACCTTGCCCAGTGGAATGCCACGATTAAAGTCTCCTGAGATCAAATAGTTCAGTGCGTAGTTGCCTGTTGAGATCCAGTCTGTTGGATCATTAAAACCAATCGATAGGCCGTCGATTGATTTGGTAATTTCCTTGCGGAATTTTGAGACGTCGAAGGGTTTTCCCATGTATCACCTGTTATAAAAATAGAAGAACACAAGAGGTTGCCCCCTTGTGTTGGTACAGAAATTACTGCTTGTTTTGACGTGAACGGATCATGGCCAAGATGTCTTGGGCATTGCCGCTTGGCTTGGCTGCTGACACAGGTGCGGCAGCAGGTGCTGGCTCCTCGTCAAATGAATCGTCTGCTACAGGTGCTGCCAGAGCGGCAACCTTCAGTGCTGGTTTGGCAGCAGGTGCTGGGGTGTCTTCGGCATCACCGGCAGCAGCGCCAGGTGCTTGTACACCAGCAGGACGGAAGTATTGCCCCCAACGCTCAGTGTCGTATGGCTGTCCATCTACTGATGCTTCAAACATCTCTTTAATTACTTTGAGTTCAACATCGCCGGGACGCTTGGGCAAGTATGTGCTCAAATCATACAAGCCGTGTTTTTCAATGGCTGCTTGTTCAGCTTCTGTTAGTGCAGACTCTTTACGTGCCCACTTTGAACCATTGTAGTCAGCAAACCCACCTTTGGCTCCTTTGCTGACACGGAAGTCCAAGCCACGCATGAAGTCAGTTGGCAATTCTTCCAGTTCAGGGTCCATCAACGCACCTTTGATGGTGGTAAAGATCTGAGGACCGATGATGAATCGACGGATTGGGTTTTCTGGTGACTTGTCGTCTGCCAAGGGATTCTCACGCACAAAGCCTTGGAAGATGTATGAACGTTTTTTCCAGTACTTGCGACCCATGTCTTCAAGGCTCTTGTCCTTGAACCAAGTACGTACTTCTGCCAAAATAGGACAAGCGTCGCCCCACATTTCAACACAGGGTACTTGTACCATAACCTGCTTGCTCTCCATCTCTCCTTTGATGCCGTTGAACGGCAAACGAATCATTGCTCGTTCTTGCCAGAAGAATGTGTTTTTTGTATTAGCGTCGGGGAGGAAGCGTAATGTGGCTGCTTGGCCTTCTTCCATATTCCAATGCGGATAAATTGAATTGTCTCCGCCGGCGGATTGCCCACCTTGTTTTGATTCCGCTGCCTGTAGTTTTGCTCTGATTTCTGCTAAAGATGCCATAGTATGTTTCTCCTTAAAAAAGTTGCCTATGTATATGCCAATCTAAAAATTAGATGTTAGTTGCCTGTGACGTCAACATAATGTTGCATACAACGTAAGTATATGCTTCTTTTGTGCTTTCGTCAAGTGTATTTATGTCATTTACGCAAATGCGGCATATTTTCTTGAAAGTGTTTGCTCATTTGCCATTGAGCATCAGTTATCTGGAGATGCTGTGCCTCCAACCATTCTCTTCCAAGTGCCCAATCTGCCAAACTAGAATGTCGAAAACGATAGTCGCCAGTGCATTCTAACGCAAACGTATGACTCCAGCCCACTGGCTTTAACGGCAATGGTGTATCGGATAGATAGCGCCGGTACACTTCAATCAATTCAAATTCACTCATGACCATTTTTTTGCAGTCAATATCCATGGCCACTATCTGTTCGCTTTCCAGCAGGTCTAAATGCAATTGAGTAAAGTTTTGATTGTGATACTGTTCTACTGTGTTTCTCAACTGAGTCAACAACTTTCGATCAAGTTGTCTAAATGGTACTGCGCTGGCACAGGCTGGAAAATCTTCATGTAAGATTTGATCGTGTTTACTGTTCAACATGTACTGAACATACATTCGATTACCCAGTGTGATTGGATCTGTCTCAAGCGCATACAGATGATCTATTTTGACTGGCACAGTATCAAACTCTAATGTTTGTTCAAAGATGATGTCTGCATCCACCATCAGCCACGAATCGCCAGGTAGGTATTGATCAAGATTGAGTTTGACCAACTGCTGGCGCCACCATCCCACTTTACACTTGTCAATCAGTGGTACATCATCCACACGGTGGTATACCAAATTATCAAACTGCCAGTATTGCTGACCTAGATAAGTTTGTATGTCTTCAAAGAAATTTGGCCAAGGATCAACTTCATGTGCATGATTGGTATCTACTATGACATGAATGGGCTTTACTGGAAAGTGCTGCACTATGGATTTGATACACAGCGCAGTTTGGAACGCATAACCAGGCCAAGTGGTTATGGCATAACAATCAAAATTCATCTAGTATATATTACTTGATCAATGCTAGTGTTTTTATTCTTGCCAACCATGCGTCATGATCATGTTCTTCCATCATGGGAGCAACTGATCCTGCTACTGTGCCCATTTCATACATGCCACATTCGGCTAGGCCGTGTTCTGGACAGTATTCACCTTCCATGGTTGTGTTGCATGAACTTTCTATCATGCTTGATCCACCATCGGTGGCTGCCTGGCCTAATGCGCTGCCAATTGCTCCGCCTACTGGACCAGCTACTGCACTACCTAATGCACTACCTGCAACTGCACCAAGCACACCTTCACCTACTCCATGATTAGTTTCGTCCAACCCTGGATTGGTTTGGTAGTGGTTGTATGCACTTGCTACATCACTTATAAAGTCCTCGTCATGCGAAATTAAATTGCGAGCAGCTTTTGGTGTCATACCAATAGCAATCAGTTCATGATATACTGCACTGTAAAAATCATTGCT